AATGTCAGTCTGCAGGTTCAGCTACGGCGCCGGCTAACGGAACTGTAGTGAGTCTCGCGTTCTACCTGAGCGACTCATCTATCCTGATTCAAGGTGAGTAATAGCTCTAAAACTTTATAAGAGATTGGCGGGGGCTTAAAATGTCCCCGCCGATGCCTTAAGGAGCTAATTTTGGCCTTTCCAGGAATTCCAAACAATTTATACTTGCAGCAGGGTAACTTACAGACTTATCTCTCTTGGGATATCTCCGCAGGTGCCACAAGTTATAACGTTTACCGCTCAACAGATGGGGTAAACTACTCGGTACTTGCGTCTCCGACTATTAACAACTACCCAGACCCTACCGTAAGCATCGGCGTCCAGTACTTCTACTATGTAACCTCAGTAAATGGAGGCGGGGAAAGCCCTCCAACTCCGCCACAATCGATCATTGTAGCGCCTGTGGGAGAGATGTCTCTAGCTCAGATCCGGCAAATGGCTCAAGAAAGAGCCGACCGAGTCAATTCAAACTTCGTTACCTTGCCTGAGTGGAACCAATTCATTAACCAGGCTATGTATGAGCTTTATGATCTTCTCATAACGGTCTACGAGGATTACTTCAAAGCTCCAAGCGCTACTTTCAGCTGCAACGGTAACCAGCAAATCTATCCTTTACCGAATGGGATGCTGACCTTCCTTAATGATCAAAGATCAAGTTTCGTAGCTCAGCCTTTCTATAAGTTACTTGGAGTAGACTTAGCTCTCAACAATGCAAATAATGCCTACGTAACAGTGAACCGGTACAACTTCATAGACAGAAACAGATTCGTTTACCCTAACACTGCTTCTACAATCTATGGCGTCTTCAACCTTCAATACAGGCTAATGGGAAGTAACATTGAATTTATCCCAACACCTTCAGGTGGGCAGCTCATTCGTCTTCAGTATATACCAAGGCTCCCAGTACTCATTGCTGACACTGACCTTAGTACCATTGGCTTCTCTGGGTGGCTTCAATACGTAATCATTAGAGCAGCTAAGTACGCGTTAGATAAGGAAGAATCAGATACCGCTACTCTTACAGAAGAACTTTTGTTCTTAAAACAGCGGATTGAGGAGACATCCTTTAACCGTGACGTAGGTATGGCTGACACTATCTCCGACACTCGTCAAGGAAACTGGGCTGATGGCTGGTGGGGCGGACGTAACGGCTCAATCGGAGGTTGGTAAGTATGCAACTTCCTTACGGTTTATCACTTCAGATGCTACAAACTAGATGGAGAAGTATTTTAAACCCTCTTCTAGCTAACCCTACCAACAATGCAAGCATCCTGAAGAACGTTAGCCTCAAGACCGGAACCAACACTGTGAATACGCTCCTAGGTCAAAAGCTCCAAGGATGGTCAATTGTCAGGCAGCGAGGGGCGGCTAGCATTTATGATCAACAGGACTCCAATCAAAGTCCTGAATTAACTCTTATCTTGGTATCTAGCGCTAATGTGAGCGTAGATCTGGCGGTGTTCTGATGGCTAATGTAGTGTACTCCCCATATATGACGCTGCCTGTACCTGTTACAGGTGTGGACCCGGGTCCTGATTATGCAAATAACGTCAACGCGTCCCTAAACATCATAGACCAGCACAACCATACTCCGGGCAGTGGGCAGCTTATTACGCCTGCGGCCATGAATATCAACGCTAATCTTCCTTTCAATGACAACAGTTTAACAGGGGCGATGACGGTTAGATTTCAGCCGCAGCTCTCAACTATCCCTGCAACGGGCCTTAACTTAGGGTGCATATACGAAGCAGGCGTAGATCTCTATTATAACGACGGCTCAGGAAACATCATTAGACTCACGCAGTCAGGTGCCATTGCAGGACCTCCAGGCTCTATTTCAAACCTAGCCCCGCCGGCTTCAGCCTCTTATAACTCAGTAAGCGGTACTTTCGTATTCCAGTCTGCGGCTACCACTTCCGCCAATTTAGACGGCGCTAGCATTACCCTCAGAGACTTCACTCCTAGCTCTCCAGGATTGACTCTAAGCCCCCCAGCAGGCTTAGGAGCTGACTACACCATTACCTTGCCTACTTTGCCACCTCAGCAGTCTTTCGTGACCCTGGATCAGTTTGGCAATATGGCAGCTCCTTGGACGGTAGACAATAGCAGCATCATCATCTCCAGCAATCAACTCACAGTGAACTCAGCCGGTATCCCTGCCATTGCTCATAACTACATTACGCATCAATGGCAGCTCAACGGCCCTTACCAGGCCATGGTTCCATCTTTCCCCCTTCTTGAGATCGACGGGTACTGCTTCTTTAATTATAACGCAACAATTATAGCTATTTGGATCTACAATGCTGTAGCAGGCGGCAGCGGTACTACTGAGTTTGACATCAAGATCGGAACTTCAGGCAGTAGCTTCAGCTCAATTTTAAGCACAACTGGCCAAATCACTTCGTCCGCCGCCTCTGGCGTATGGACTGACTCCAATTCAGTTGTAGGTGCTCAAACAGGCGTGGTTAAGCCTATTGTTATGAGTGCTAACGTAAACGCAGGGCAGGCACTAAGGCTTGACATCCTGCAAGCAATGGTAGGCGCAAGTGACTGCGGCGTCATTGTACAATTCGTACCGAGGTAATTCATGGCAACCCCAGTAACAGTAAACACAAAGTCTAGTATAAATGTCGTAGGGGGAGGAACCGGAACCGGGTCTGCTTCCTTTACGACCGGATCTAACGAATACGCTATTGTATCGTGCGACGGGGCCGTGCAGATAGGCTCGGCTTCTTTTAACGCTCCTGCTTCCGCTATAGCCGTGACCTATTACGTTCCGCCTAGCACTTCCTTTGTACAAAGTGCCTTGGGACACCCTTGTAGCTGGGTAATTTTCGCTAACACTTAAGGAGCTTTGTGGCTCTACAAAAGCAAGCCGTCCCCATTAATTTTACCCAGGGTTTAGATACCAAGACAGACCCAAAGCAGGTGTCTTTGGGACGTTTCTTGTCTTTGGAGAACTCAGTTTTCACAAACCAGGGTCTCCTTCAGAAGAGAAACGGTTTTAGCTTTGAGCCGTCGCTTCCTGATTCTACTTCTACGTATGTAACGACGTTTAACAGCAACCTAACAGCCATTGGAACTAGTTTAAACGCTTTATCCGCAGGCACCGGTACTTGGGTCAATAAAGGAAGCATCCAGCCCGTAGAGCTGAGTGTACTGCCTCTGATCAGGAATAATACCAATCAATCTCAGGCAGACGCGGTTGTAGCCCCTAACGGCTTAGTGTGCACGGTGTACACAGATAATGTACCGTCGGGTAGCTCAACTACTCCAGTTTATAAATATGCAATCGCAGACTCTGTCAGCGGGCAAAACATTGTAGCCCCTACAGTCATAGTAGGCTCAGCAGGCTCAACTGTATCTTCAGCTCCTAGAGTGTTTGTACTAGGGAATCATTTTATAATCGTATTCTACGCAACCATTTTATCCCAGGTTCGCATCGAATACATAGGTATCAATGTCGCCAACACAAGCCTGCTCGTACCGGCTACAATCATTTCAACCGGGTGTGCGCCCGCCAGCACGCTTAACTTTGACGGAGTAGTAGCTAATAATAACCTATACTTAGCTTGGGAAGGGGCAGAGACAGGCGGGGCAGTACGCCTTACTTACATCACCTCTACCTTAGTTCAAGCAAATACAGTTACATTTACTGGCTACGCTTCCACAACCATGAGCGTGGCAGCTGACATTAGCACGTCAAATCCTATTATTTACGCTAGCTTCTACGACTCAGCTTCTCAGACTGGACACACTCTAGCCGTATCTCATAATCTATTCACTGTGCTGGCTCCTACCTTAATGATTTCAGGTGAGGCAGCTGTAAACATCACCTCAGTAGCTAATAACGGTGTCTGCAATGTCTTTTGGGAAGGCGTAAACTATTACGGCTATGACTCCTCCCTTCAGACTGACTACATCAAGACTAATACCATCACTCAAAGCGGCACAAAGGGCACTGAGAGCGTAATGGTTAGATCCGTAGGTCTAGCTTCTAAAGCTTTCATGGTCAACGGCCTTACCTATATGCTAACGGTATATAGCACGCCATTTCAGCCGACATATTTCCTCGTAAATTCAATCGGCCAGGTAATTTCAAAGCTGGCATATTCGAACGGTGGAGGGTATTACATCACAGGGTTACCCAACGTAACAGTTAATGGAGATGAAGCTCAAGTAGCCTACTTGTACAAGGATGACATTGAAGCAGTTAACAAAACCATGGGCGTACCAAACGCCGCTGGTATCTACAGTCAAACAGGCGTTAACTTCGCAAGCTTCACTCTCACCACATCAAATATAGGCACTGCTGAAATCGGCGGGGACCTTTTAATTACAGGTGGGTTTTTGTGGCAGTATGACGGGTACAGCCCGGTTGAGCAGGGCTTTCATCTATGGCCCGATTACGTAGAAGCTACTCCGTCTTCAACAGGCGGCGCTATGCTTGATCAGCAGTACTTCTACCAAGCCACCTACGAATGGGCCGACAACCAAGGGAATGTCTATAGGTCTGCCCCAAGTATCCCGGTGTCTACTACAATAGCTGCAGGAACGCCTGTTACATTTACATCAGTCTTTGCAAGCGGAGCATCAAGCATCACCGTAAGCTCGGTAACTGGACTTAAGGTAGGTCAGATCCTAACAGACAGCACGACGGGGGCTAATATACAAGCTGGAACCTATATTACGAGCATTAGTGGCACTACAGTGGGCCTTTCGCTGCCTACTGGAGGGGCCTCTGCGTCAACCCCCGGTGATACGCTCCAGACCGCTTCTACGGGCTCTATAACCGTAAATGTCCCAACACTACGTCTAACGTACAAAATTTCTAACCCAGTTAAGATCAGCCTGTATCGATGGAGTCAAGCTCAGCAAATATTCTACCAAGTTACGTCTATTACAAATCCTCTGTTTAATAACACTACAGTTGATTATGTAACCTTCATTGATGTGCAAGCTGACAATCAGATCTTGGGTAATAACATCATTTATACGACTGGCGATGTTTTAGAGAATATTGCAGCTCCTGCAACAAATGTCATTACCCTGTTCAACAATCGTCTGTTTTTGGTAGACGCTGAAGACCCGAATCTTCTTTGGTTCTCTAAGCAAGTGATTGAAGCAACGCCAGTTGAAATGAGCGACCTTCTTACTTTGTACGTGTCCCCTACGACCTCAGCCCAAGGAAGCACCGGTCCTACCTTGGCCGCAGCTCCTCTTGATGATAAGCTATGTCTATTTAAGAGAGACGCCATCTATTACATCAATGGTATCGGGCCTGACAATACAGGGGCTAACTCCCAGTACTCAGATGCCATTTTCATTACCTCAACTGTGGGGTGCGCAAATCAACATAGTATCGTCTTCATGCCGCAAGGGCTCATGTTTCAATCTGACAAAGGTATTTGGCTCCTTGACAGAAGCTTGAATACTTCGTATATCGGGGCAGCGGTCGAAAAATACACGAACGGCGCTACCGTACTGTCTGCTTTAAACATCCCCGGTACCAATCAAGTGAGATTTACTCTCGACTCTGGTACTACCTTGATGTACGACTATTACTACGGGCAGTGGGGGACCTTTTCAAATATCCCTGCAATTTCAAGTACTTTGTATCAAAACTTACACACGTACATTACAGATCAAGGAGAAGTGTTTCAAGAGACTCCGGGCTCTTATATCGACGGATCTAACCCGGTGTTAATGCAATTCAGTACAAGCTGGTTGAACCTGGCTGGCGTTCAAGGCTACCAACGCGCTTACTGGTTCTACTTGTTAGGGACCTATATGAGCCCTCATAAGCTCCAAGTGTCTATAGCGTATGACTATAATGCGTCTCCTTCTCAAGTCTCTATTATTACCCCCGACAATGCCTCTCCAGCTTGGGGCGGAGACCAATTATGGGGCTCTGGACAGTCTTGGGGCGGCCCAGGCGGTGCAGTGAGTCCTGCAGGACCTCCAGATCTTGAGCA